TTCCAAGAAATAACACGACCACGAGCAGTAACGTTGGTTCCACCAACAACTCGTGTTTGAGTAATAATTTCATCAGGCACATAGTTGCCTTGGAATGTAGGAGAGAAGATTGCTGCCTTTGTAGCAGAAACCGTCAAGTCCGAAATCAATTCAGAAGTTCCAAATTTTAAAGGATTAGTAACAAGACCAATACGACGATAATCGTTATCGATTGGGAAGTCACCTGCACCTTCATCATATGATAATTTGGCGTTGATCATTACACGGAAAGCACCCAGTTCAACAACTGCGTCTGATCCATGTCCGCCTGGTGGAGGAATGATAACATCGACTATGGCACCAGTTCCTGTTCCAATACCAGTGATGTTGTCAACACTTATTTTACCAAATGTATATCCTGTTCCACCAGAAGTAACAGTAGCAGAAATAATCTTACCACCGTCTACAACGATAGAAACACGACCACCAGTTCCATCACCATTAATCGCAACATTATCATAAGTTCCGTTGTTGTAACCAGAACCTGCAGAGTTGATAACAACTGTATCAATTTCACCTGCAACTGCATTTGTCTTTACCGATGTATTGGTGAAGACAGGCATGTAGTCATTTGAGAAAAACTTAAGAACCGATGCTACGGGGATGGTATACATGTATTTCCAACGATAACCATCACCAGTAGTAATGATTGAAGTAGAAGTACCTGTAGGTTCCACTGTAGAAGGTTTTCCATTTGGGTCTGAGGGAGAAGTTCCATTATAGATGACTTTATAACATTGATATTGTGAATTCACAACATAAAAGTCTGAGTCATATAATTTGGTAGCACCTGAAGCAGCAGTTTTGGTAGGAGAATAGTCATGTCTATACATGTCATAGGTAAAACCTAGTCCACCTGTAGTTTGTTCTGGGGAAACCCAGTCAATTCTACGAACGACCTGAATAGTGTCAGAAGCGAGGACTCTCTTCATCGATATCATGTCATCGTACGATCCAGAAAATTCTGAGAATGAGTCTACTGCCTGTGGGGGCGAGTTTTCATTATCCCAAGTCTGGGGTCTACCAATGAAAAGATACAAACGATCACGGGAAGTTCCCGCTGCATCGTCACTCTGAGTTGCGTCAGGACCTTCCAGTGCTTTTATAAATTTCTTTGCAGAAAATATTCTAAATTGATCAGTTAATAGGGCTGCCATTTTGGGATACTATTGTCCTCCTGTTTATTTATGAGGGTTACGAGCGAACAGTTGCTTGATATTCAATACTCTTGATTCTATATCGTGCACCACCGTTCCCTACGAGGTCCTCGCCTCCTAGAATTGCTTGTGCTGCTGCATTTGCACCTGTGCTATCACCTGTTGCATTTGCAAAGGTAACAGTTGGGTGTAGGTTATATGTGTTATCAACAGATTGTTGAATACCATATCCACCATTATTGATAGTAATAGAAGCAACTTGGTCTCCTGCAGCTGTGAGGACAGCAGTTCCAGTCGCTTGAATGTCACCAATATTTTCAAACGTTACTGTTGGTGCAGCAGTATAGTTTGTGCCAGGATTTTGAATAATAACATCAACTACAGTTCCACTATCAGAGAACTCATAAAGATATCCACCAATACCAACATTGATATTACCAGTATTAAATGGGACAATGCTACCTACAACTACTGTTGTCGTTGTTGGATCATAAGAAACAACAGTTCCAATCACTCCAGAAGTTGCTCCTGTAACAACTTCATTAACGCTATAATTTATACCATTACCATTTGCTGCATCAAGTTTAATAGTTAGAAGTGCAGTGTGTTCAACACCATCACTCAAAGCACCTGCAGTCAGAATTGTTGCATACTTGAATGGAATAGTTCCATCTTTTACATTATCACCAACTTGGAATAGTGTTGTATTTGTTCCACCTTGAGTTTCTTCGATACCATATAAAGAATTATAGATACCACCATCAAGACTAATTTGATTAGCATAATCAGTGCCAGTATTATCTAGGTCAGCAATTCCATCACCTGCTGCTGTTGGTAGAATATCTTGGAAAGATCTGTCTGCCAAAAGAGAAGGAGGATCTGTCAATAAGAAAATATTAGATCCAGTAGTTGTAAGAACAGTATGAGGTTGGAATCCAGAAGGTGCACTAGAAGCAACTCCTGCATCAAACTGTACGATAGCATCTTCAGTAGAAGGAATACCACCGTCAATAAATGCTAATTCATCAACTTCAAAAGTAACTAGAAGTTCTCTGGTAACAGGATTCCAGTCATATACTTTTGCAACTTTGTTATTAGCATTTTCAACTTTACGAATAACTCTATCACCAACCTTAAACTTATAAGTTGAAACACCATTTGAATCATTTTGACCTGCGTCAAGAATAACCCGTTGATCATAATTAAAGTTTACACCCCTTGTCAGACCACCAAACTTACCTGCTGCTTTAGAGGTATAAGTGATTGTTTCATAATTAAGAATGATTTGACCAGAACCAGGAAATGCATCTGTAGAATCAACAAATATTTCTGTATCATTTGAGGTAACATTTTTAACAAGACCAGTTAAATAAATGTTTGATGAGTTAAATGCCTGACGTGCTCTAGATTTTCTCTTAAGTGTTACTAATTTTGTAAAGATAACGTTTGGAATTGAAGTATATCCATTACCAGGATCTGTAATATTAATTGCTGTTATAACACCTTGATCGATAGTTGCTTCTGCCTTGGCACCAATACCGCCACCACCTGTGATTAAAATAAATGGAGGTTCTTGATAGAACTCACCTGGATTTGTAATTGCAATAGATGTAACTTTTCCTAGAGTATCAATTTCAGCAGCACCTTGTGCACCTTGTCCACCACCACCTTCAAAAATAAGTGTTGGAGGAGTAGCATAACTTCTACCACCATCAAGTAGTGCTAAACCAGTAACAGTTTGAACAGTAGGAGTTCCAACAGCACCAGTTCCTTCCCCACCAAGAATTTTTGCTTTTGCAGGTCCGAAGAAATTATCACCTTTCTTCGTCATCTTGATATAAGAAACACTACCATCATCAGCAAGAACTACATCACCTTCTGCATCTGTTGGGAATACAGTTGGTTGTGCAGGTGTAAGATCTCCTTCAAATAATGGTGTTCCGTAAAACTTAGGACCGACAGCATATGGATATGCAGGATTACCACTACTATCTTCACTCATGAAGTATGCATAGGTTCCGTTAGGATACTCTGGTGTTACAGCAAATTTACCGTTAAATTCATCAAGAGTTCCTACAGAAGAATCGTAAATATAATCTTCTACCAAATCTCCTAGAACATATCCTTCTTGAACAGTTCTAATTCCATGACCTGCAGTTGTATATGCAAACAAATATAACGCAGTAGGTGCATTCACAGGAACTGTAAATCGTACCTCACGAGATGTTGCCAAGTTAAAACCTGACAAATATGATTGATAGGTTACTTCGCTCCCGTCAATATAATATTTAATTCCATTGCCAGAATACAAATTTGCAGTATTCCCAATGATAACAGGATTTTGCCCATGCCATCCATCGTCCGTAGTTGAGATTAGTAAGTGTTGACTGTCATTAGATGCGTCATTTTGATTGAAAATGTAAGTTTTACCGCGATCTAATTCTAAAAAGTTTGGACGAGAACCTCCAAAAAGGAACTGCCCATTAGAAATGGTAACAGCATATGTTACCGTTGATACTGTATTTACCTGAGGACGAGCACCCGCTAATTCAGCAGTGGTTCTAAGTCTATAAGAAGAGGTCTCTCTTGCTACTGCACCACTAGAATTGTATCCCCAAGGTCCGTAAATTGGATAACCATCAAAAGAGACACCAAGAATTTTTGAGTGTCCATCAATATATCTAGACTTATCTATGGTGTTGGGATCATTGCTATTACTTTGATAAAAGTCTCTAGCATAATAATTGTTAGTAGGAGTATATGTTTCTGCAGATGTATTGAGGGTCATATAACCTTCATCACCTGCATACCCTCCCATATATCTGTGAATAGCACAATGGAAATAAATCCTTGTTTGCTCATCACTATTCATCAAGAATAATGGAGCATATATTGATTCATAATCTGCAGCAGGTGCTTGAGATACACCAGTGCTGTTATAGTATAATGTTCCGTTATTCAACGTGCCATCAGGAGTTGCACTAAACCTAATAGGATGTCCTGCACCTGCTTGATTAGATGCATCAGACTGATTAAATTTAATTAAATAATTTGCTCTTACTTGAATGTTTTCGGGAGCAATATAGAATTGACCAGGTGTGAAAGGACCGAACTTTGCTGCATCAGTTCCAAAATCAATATAATAAGGATTGATTGATATTGGATCACCACTGATTCTAAATTCAAATCCATTAGAACCTAACAAAAGATCATTGTCTTGGAAAGCATCACCTGTTAATGCTCTAATATAAACTCTAGTAACATTATTCTGATTATCTCTAACAATCTTAGCAATTTCACCTCTACCAGTTCCTGAGACTTCATCTACAATTCTACCAACTTCAATAGAACCAAGTGTTTCATCTAAGTTAGATACACCAACAACAAGGTTTCCTGTTTCTACTTTAATATTCCAAGTGTAGAGTTGTATATCACCCCAATCAAATACACCATTATCAAGAGCGAACTCATTTACAATTTTACTTGATTGATAATAATAAACACCACTATCATTTACAGCATCATAAGTATTAGTATTTTTTACATAATCGTATTTTACAGTATCAGCAGAGAAGTTTGTAGGAGTTCCTGCTGCTGTTCCCCATTCTGGAGTATGAAGTAAGACACCATTTGCCATGATGCCAAGTGCTTTATTTTTCTGAAAATCTCTTTGACCAACATAAGGAACATCCTTTCCACCACGGTAGATTATCGTATGATCAAAACTTCTATCAAGAATATCTGTAGAACCACCTGGTTGTCTTTCAGTTAAAAAATGTTGAGTTGGTTTAGGATGATTATCACTAACTAATCTAAGTCTATCAGATGTAAACGTACCTGTTGTAGGAGAGTTAGGATGACTTTGCCATACTCTATTGACATCAAATGAAGTAACGACGTTTGGTGTTTCCTGCTCAGGAATAATTTGCAATCTTAGAGGATCATATCCCTTTCCTCTATTCAAAACTCTTACATGAGTGATTCTTCCAGAATCAGCATCAATGATTGGATATAATAACGCTGCTTCATCAGGAGTTCCGCAACCAGTCACAGTAAGACGTGGGGGATCATTAGGAACGTATCCAGATCCTCCATTTAATACTTTGACTGCACGAACACCAAATATTTCATCAAATATTGGTTCGATTACAGCACCAGTTCCAGGAACAGTTCTTGTCATTTATTAACTTACAACGGTGATAGTCCCATTCATTTGTGAATGGATTGTGCATTGATAATAAAGTGTGCCAGGTGCATCCATAGGAACAGTCCAATAAAGAACTGCAGTTCCACTACCACTTTGACCAGTGGTGTATGGAGTTCCACTTAAACCTGCTGAACTCTGAATTCTAAATGGATGTGCACCACCATTAGTAGAGTTATCAAAGGCATATGTTGCTCCTCTTTGAACATAGATCTGAGGATCATTTGTTGCTGCAGAGAAACCAGGACCATTAAACGTAAAGTTCTGTGCATTACCAGTAGCACCAAGTTCCCACCATGTGATAGGTGATCTAGTAGGAACCCAATTAGTTCCATTATAGAATAATGAATCACCTTGAGTAAGTCCTGACATATCAGTGTCAGTTAACGCTGATATGGTGCTTGTCAAAGTTCCAGAGAAGTTCACTGTTAAAGTGTCACCAACAACTGCAGTAGTGATATTAGTTCCACCTGCAATTGTTAAAGAGTCTGTTGTAGTATTCGCTGTAGTGCTACCACTGTCACCAAAGATAGTAGCGAAGAGGTTTTGAGTGGCACCTCCTGAAGTTCCCTGAATATCATCAGCTGGAACAAATTTAGTTCCATTCCATTTTAATACTTGATTATTAGTTGGTGCTGCAGTAGTAATATCAACATCTGAAAGTAATCCAATACTCGAATATTCAGTTACAACCTTTGCTCTTACATCGCCCGCTCCACCTGCTGTTATATTAATGTTCACATATGGATTATCATCACCATCTACAGTAAAGAAATAACCAGTATATGTTGCTGCAGCAGGAGCAGCACCAAGAGTTGTAAACTCATTCTTATACTGAATTTTTGTAGGAAAGTCTACTACCCCAGTAGTTCCATTAAAAGTGTTTGTGACACTTCCATTAGAAATAGTTACGTTGCCAGTTCCGTTAGGATCAATAACGATATTACCGTTAGAAGAGGATACAATATTGTTACCATTTACATCTAATGCTGAAGTAAGTTGAGTATAGTCAGAAGGCAAAAACGTACTTCCGTTATATCTAAGAACTTGACCAACAGCAGGGTTTGTAACACTAACAGTCAGTGTAGTTCCATTACCAATGGCACCGTATATTTCAGTAAAGTTGTCATTGATCTTGTCACCACCAGCTCTCAGGGTATCACCTGAGTTATCATTTGCTGCTGAACCTAGACCTAGTGCTTGTTTAGCCATTACTCGCTACGATTTTTAGTTATTTATAGGATCTCTGGATCAATTAGTTCTTCACCATAATCTGCAAGATTAGGTGCGACATAATCATCAGGGACAGTGGTCTCAACTGCGACTGATGGATTTTGATATCCAGAACCAGTTGCACTGAGTTCAACACCCGCAACACCAACTAGTGCACGGATATTACCCTCAAAACCTGAGATAGAATCAACACGAACTGTAGGTCTGGAAGTGTATCCTGAACCACCACCAGTTACCTGAACATTTTTAATAAATCCAGATGTTAGAGCTGCAGTTCCGACAGCTTTCTGTCCGAATACAGATCCAAGATAATCAAATGTAATTAGAGAGTTTGATGATTCAATAACAGCAACTTCTCTATCTGCAGTCTCACCTTGAATGTCAATAAAGTCACCTGGTTCAATTGGAGGAACAACCTCAGCAGCATCAACGTCTGCCTCAGAACCAACATAAGAGAATGCAACGAATGTAGAACCAAATCTAGGAACTTCAGTAAAGATGATTCTAGAACCAACAATCTCAAAACCAATACCAGGTTCCTGAATCACACCATTCAGTGAAACAATGATATTGTTTTCAGGTCTAATTGTGCTTGACTGAACACCATCAGTTAGAGTCAATGAATAGAACACATCATTACGTTTCAAGTTGAATGATTGACTTAATGAATCAAACTCGAAACTAATATCATCAAGTTGTCTTAGTTTACCAACGTAGAATCCTGTAAAGGATGCTCCCAAATCAGGTGCTTCAGTGAACTGAATAGTATCAGAGAACGCTGTATATGCATTAGTTGCACCAGGTGGTTGTAAAATACCGTTGATGAAGATAAGCATATGACCTGCAGGGTCAGGTAGATATTGAGTTCCGTTATCTGTGGTAAGTTTGAATGATGTTTGTGTTCCATCAAATCCTCTAAAGGAACGTTTGACACGAGCTTTAACATCTTCAACATTAAGAATCGCTGAAGCATAATTATCAGGACCTTTGATACCATCATTGTCAGTAAATGAACCAACAACAGAAGAGAGATATAATCTCTTATTCAAACCGATATCTTCAATATCTTGAACTCTAGCAGCACCCTGACCTGCATTTGTAACAACAGTTGTAACTTGAACCTGTCCAACAGGTAATGCAGTCCCTGTTCCATAATCACCAAGAACATCACCAATTGAAGGTGTAAATCCA